CGAGGGCTGATGTCCCTCGCAGCCGTTTCCGTCGTCAGTCGACCCACAAGACGACTTTTGATGCTGGTTATCTTGTTCCTGTTTTTGTGGACGAGGTTTTGCCTGGTGATACGTTCAATTTGAACATGACGGCGTTTGCCCGGATGTCGACTCCGTTGTTTCCAATCATGGACAACCTGTATCTCGACAGTTTCTTTTTCTTTGTGCCCAATCGTCTTGTCTGGTCGAATTGGGTTAAGTTCATGGGTGAGCAGAATAACCCTGGTGATTCAATTTCGTTTGTCATTCCCCAGCTTGTTAGTCCCACTGGCGGTTTCGCTGTTGGTTCCATTTACGATTATTTCGGTTTGCCGACTGTTGGCCAGGTGACTGCTGGATTGACCGTTTCTGTTAACGCGCTTCCTCTGCGCGCTTACAATCTGATTTACAACCAGTGGTTCCGCGATGAGAACCTTATTGGCATTAAGACCCAGAACACCGGCGATTCTGGTGATACCGTTGCTAACTATGATTTGTGGCGCCGTGGCAAGCGTCATGATTATTTCACTTCCGCTTTGCCTTGGCCGCAAAAGGGCAACACTGCTGTTACTTTGCCGTTGGGCACGTCTGCTCCGATCAAGTCTGATGGGACTTCTCTACTCGTCCGTGGCGGTACTTCCGCCATGACTCAGATTTCTACCGGCGCTGGTACTGCTGGCAGTGCTTTTACCATTCAGGCGGCTCAAACTGCCGCTCAGCCTTTGAACTGGGGTGCTTCTGGTACCGCGACTACTGGCTTGTATGCTGATCTTTCGACTGCTACGGCTGCCACGATCAACCAGCTTCGGTTGTCGTTTCAAATTCAAAAGCTTCTTGAAAGGGACGCCCGTGGTGGTACTCGTTACACTGAGATTATTCGCGCCCACTTTGGAGTCATATCGCCTGATGCCCGTCTCGATCGACCCGAGTATTTGGGTGGAGGGTCGGTGCCTATCAACATCAATCCCATTGTTCAACAGTCTGGTACTGGTATCACCGGGGGTACTACTCCACTCGGTAATCTTGCTGCGGTGGCTACCGGTCTTTCTCCTCGGTCCGGTTTTACCCAGAGTTTTACCGAACATGGGTACGTCATCGGTTTGGTTTCGGTTCGTGCTGACTTGACTTATCAGCAGGGTCTTCGCAAACTCTGGTCCAGGTCGACCAGGTACGATTTTTATTTTCCCGCTTTCGCGATGCTCGGCGAGCAAGCCATTCTTAATCGTGAGATTTACGTTAAGGGTGATGCTAATGACGCCCTGGTCTTTGGTTACCAGGAGCGTTGGGCTGAGTATCGTTATTTTCCGAGCATGATTACCGGCCTTTTTCGTTCTACTTCTGCCGGCACTATTGATCCGTGGCACCTGGCGCAGAACTTCACCAGTTTGCCTACTTTGAATTTCACCTTTATCGAGGAAACTCCGCCGTTGTCGCGTATTCTTGCTGTCGGAGCTGGTGCCAACGGAAAGCAGTTTATTTTCGATTCGTTTTTTGATATTCAGTCCGCGCGTCCGATGCCTCTCTATTCGGTTCCCGGGCTTATCGATCATTTCTGATCATGGGATTGCTCGGCTCTATTGGCGGTCTGCTTGGGGGATTTTTTGGCCCCGTCGGATCCGCTGTGGGTACCGCTATCGGTGGAGGTCTGGATGCAGATCGCGATCAGGACCGCACCGAGGATTTTAATTCCGCTCAGGCGTATGCTAACCGCGAGTTTCAGGAGCGGATGTCCAACACTTCATACCAGCGAGCTGTTACCGATATGAAAGCTGCTGGTCTTAATCCTATGCTGGCCTATTCTCAAGGTGGTGCCTCTACACCTGGTGGTGGCCAGGCTAGCGTGATCAATTCTCGCCCTGCTACTGTTGCGTCTGCCAGCCAGGCTCAACTTCAATCTATTCAGGGACGTGTTGCAAATGCTCAAGTTGAAAATACTGAGGCGGACACTATTCGGAAGCGTGCCGAAACTCAGCTCCTCCAGGCGCAGGCTGTTCAGTCCGGCGCCTCCGCTGACCAGTCTCGAGCGTCTATCGCTTTTATGGAGCAGCAGGGCAAGAAAATTCTCGGTGAGATCGAGAATATTCCAAAAGAGGGTGACCGTCTGGTCGCCCTCGCCAAACAGCTCGACGAGTCCCGACGTCTCATGATTGCTCAGGGTAAAACCCAGGAGCAGGTCGAGCTCCAGACCAAATGGCTTGCCCGTCAGGCCATGTTACAAGGCGATCTTATGAGCCTTGATTTAGAGGCGGCTGGCAATCTGTCCAACATTGGCCGTGAGGCCGGCCAGCTCAAGCCGATCTTCGATATCATCAGGTCTATTCTTTCTACTTCCAGGCGTTAGCCGTACTGCTTTTTCATTTCCATACTTCCATGGTTCTTTTTCCGAAGTTCTCCATTTCTTACTGAGGTACACCATGTCTTCTTCTCCTCCCTTTCTTCGTACTCCTTACAACTACGATATGTTCGAGGTCTCGCAAGAGACCGGACTATCGTGTCCTGAGCCTTCACTGGCTCAACAATCCGCCCGTGACGAAACCGACATTAATTTCATCATGGAGCGTTTTGGCCGTGGCGCTGTTCTCCCCGAATCCTTCCGGCCCCCTCAATACGGTGACTTTGATGGCGTCACCGATTACCAATCCGCTATGAATGCGGTCCGGCAGGCGCAGGAGTCGTTCGACTCCATGCCTGCCAAACTTCGTGCCCGTTTCGGGCACGATCCCGCCAACCTTGTTGCGTTCCTTGATGACCCCCAGAACCGCGCTGAAGCGGTTCTTTTGGGCATCCTCAACCCTCCCCCGCCTGAGGCGTCTCCAGCCGCTCCAGGCGTTCCATCTGCTACTTCTTGACAAGCAGTGACTTTCGAGGCCGTCCGAGCGATTAGCGAGGGTAAGGTCGAGCCTACGCAGGCTTGCCCTTCGGCCATCTCTTTAGCGTGGATTGACCACGCGTCGCACAGTTCCTATACTTGATGTAACTGTGCTAGGTGACACCAACTATCCAAAGGATCAACATGCGTCGCTCTCCTGTCAACAAACAAGCTTCTGCGTCTCAGTTTCGCCGCAACGTCGGCAAGACTAAACGCATGAATATCGCTCCAGCTCCCATGCGCGGTGGCATTCGTCTGTGATGTGGCCTGCTTTCACCCCCTTTCGGCCTACCAGTGTGCGAACGGTGAGGTCGTCTTTCAGCAGCTGGCCCGGTTCGACGTCGTCTCCAGTCTTTCGCTCCCTTGTGGGCAGTGTGTTGGGTGTCGCCTTGAACGGTCCAGGCAGTGGGCGACCAGGTGCATTCACGAGGCAAGTCTTCATCATCGGAACTGCTTTATCACGCTGACGTATAACGATCAGCATCTGCCCGCCGACCGTTCTCTTGACTATTCAGCGTTTCAGCTCTTCATGAAAAGGCTTAGAAAATACGCACGCATTCCGGTGCGTTTTTACATGTGTGGTGAATATGGTTCCGATTTTGATCGTCCTCATTTCCACGCTTGCATTTTTGGCTTCGATTTTGACGACAAGTCTTTCTGGAAAAAAACAGATTCTGGGTCTGCTCTTTATCGCTCTGCTTCTCTTGAGCGGCTTTGGCCCTACGGATTTTCTTCAATTGGTGAAGTTACTTTTGAATCTGCAGCCTACGTTGCCAGGTACATCATGAAGAAAATCAACGGAGATCTTGCTGATGACCATTACTCTACGGTTGACCAGGCCACTGGTGAGATCATCAATCGACGACCTGAATTTACTAAGATGTCTCTCAAGCCCGGCATCGGCGCCGGCTGGTTTTCCAAATGGGAAATGGACGTCTATCCCCATGACTTCGTGGTCGTTCGTGGCCGCAAGGTCCGCCCACCGAGGTATTACGACAAGCTTCTTTCACTCAAGGCGCCTGACGACCTTGAGTTCATTAAATTTCAACGGGCCGTGACTGGGGCGGCTCGTGCGGAAGACAACACTGATGCGCGTCTCGCTGTTCGCGAAGCGGTCGCATCTGCTGGCCTCCGACAATTCCCCCGGCAATTGAGGTAATCATGCTTTTGCATATTTGTTCTGTTTTTGACTCCGCGGCTCAGGCTTACAACCGGCCGATTTTTGTTCCGTCTACCGGCCTTGCTATTCGCAGTTTTCGCGATGAAGTTAACCGCAAGGCGGACGACAATACGTTGAATTCCCACCCGTCTGATTTCGAGCTTTACCAGGTGGGGCAGTTTGACGACCAGACTGGCGATATCACTTCGATGGCGCCTTCTCTTTTGGCTCGTGCTATTGACATGAAGGAGTAATCATGGATTTCCGAAACAAGTCTGTCGATGTTCACCAGTTCGCTATGGTTCCGAGGGCTGATGTCCCTCGCAGCCGTTTCCGTCGTCAGTCGACCCACAAGACGAC